ATCTTTAGAGCAAATGCTGAGGGTGAAGAGCCGTCAGAAATAAGACCTACTGTATTATTAGATTTAACATTTAATGGTGTAACATATAAAGATGTTGAGATAGGTTTAGATAGTAGACCTAGAGCTCACTCAGACTTATTAATAAATAGAGAAGTTATGAGACGAATGAATATTAGTGTTAACCCTAATAGAACATTTGTGTTAAGTAAAAGAATTAGACCAGTTAAGAAAAACCTTGACAAAGGCGACAATAAGTGATATATTAATAATTAAGGAGATATTATGTCAGACGTGAAAATAATTAGATTAATAACAGGTGAAGACGTTATTAGTAAAACAAAAGAAGATAGTGGCGAAGGTATAGAATTACATAAACCTTTTGTTATCATACCAACACAACAGGCACCAGGCAAACCTGTTCAATTAATGATGACACATTACTCACCATATAGTAAAAGTGATACAATAAAAATCAAAAGAGATAAAGTTGTTTCAATAGTAGAACCTAAAGATGAAATATTAAAATCTTATCAGGCGAACACTAGCTCAATAATTCAGACAGACAAAAGTTTAATAACAGAAAATAAACTACCTAAACTTTCATAGTGATTACTGTTTACTTTGTAAGAGACGGCTCTAAAATAAGAGTTGATGTGCCAGAAGGTACAACTCTTATGGAGGCAGCCAAAGATAGTCATGTACCTATACATGAGATACCTGCCGATTGTGGCGGTTCTTGTGCTTGTTGTACATGTCATATTCATTTAACGGATCAGTGGGTTGACAAATTAGGCAAAATAGATTATAATAGTCCAGAATTAGAATTAATAGAATATGAAAAAGAATTTATTGAAGGTAAGAGTAGACTTGCTTGTCAAATAAAATTAAAACCTGAACATGATGGATTGATAGTGAACTTAATTAACAATGGTATATAAGTATATTGGGGCAATAGCTCAGTCGGGAGAGCGCCACATTTGCACTGTGGAGGTCGCAGGTTCGATTCCTGTTTGCTCCACCAAAATTTTAGATTATGAATTTTTATAAGAATGTAATTGAACATCACGGCAAGTTACTTGTTCGTGGCATTAGAGACGGTAAAGACTATAAAGAAAAAATAGATTATAGTCCTACTCTATATGCTATGACACAAGAACAAACTCAGTTTACTACTCTCAAAGGTCAGTATTTAAAACCTATCACATTTAAATCTATATCAAAAGCTAGAGAATTTAAAAGAAACTATAATACAGATAACGCACCAATCTATGGCATGGATCGTTATCACTATCAATATATTTCTGATAAACATCCTAACGAAGTTGAATTTAACAAAGACGCTATAAAAATATTCACTTTAGATATTGAGTGTAGTTGTGAAAACGGTTTTCCAGATGTAGAAAATCCTATTGAAGAAATACTTTGTATCACTATTAAAAATCAATCTAACAAACAAATCTTAACTTGGGGCACAGGCAACTTTGAAACAAAAAGAAAAGACGTTTATTATATTAAATGTGAATCTGAAAAACAACTTATCATGGAGTTTATGAAGTTTTGGCTAAAGAATTATCCAGATGTTATTACAGGTTGGAATACAAAGTTTTTTGATTTACCTTATCTAGTGAATAGAATTAGATTACTAACAGATGAAAAAGTTATTAAAAGATTGTCACCATGGAATCTTGTAGAACGAGAAGAAATATCTAGTTGGGGTAGAAGTCAAACGGTTTATTATTTGTACGGTATTGTTATGTTAGACTATATGGATTTATATAGAAAGTTTATACCAGTAAGACCAGAAAGTTATAAACTAAATTACATAGGTAAAGTAGAACTAGGTGAAGTAAAAGATGATAATCCTTATGAAACATTTAAAGAGTGGTATACAAAAGACTTTCAATCATTTGTTGATTATAATATACAAGACGTTGAGATTGTTGATAAGTTAGAAGATAAACTAAAACTTATTGAACTCATATTAACTATGGCGTATGAGGCAAAGATTAATTATGATGATGTATTCTCACAAGTTAGATTTTGGGATACTATAATCTATAATCATCTAAGAAAAAAGAATATAGTCATACCACCTAAAGAAGATAACATAAAAGAATTTAAGTATGACGGTGCTTATGTAAAAGAGCCGTTAGTAGGTTTACATAAATGGGTTGTATCGTTTGATATTAACTCTCTATATCCTCATCTAATAATGCAATATAATATTTCGCCAGAAAAAATTATAGGTATTAAGAGTAATGGTATTAATGTAGAAAAACTTTTAAGTCATGCTACACCACTTACACATTTAAAAACTGAGGGTGCTACTATAACTCCTAACGGTGCTATGTTTAAAACAGATAGTCAAGGTTTCTTGCCAGAGATTATGGAAAAAATGTATGGTGATCGTGTTATATTTAAAAAGAAAATGATGGAGGCAAAGACTGAATATAATAAAACAAAAGATCCTAAACTATTAAAAGAAATTAGTAGATGTCATAATATTCAGTATTCTAAAAAGATAGGACTAAACAGTGCTTACGGTGCTGTAGGCAATCAGTATTTTAGATATTATGATGTTAGACAAGCAAGTGCTATAACAACAGCAGGTCAGTTTGTAATTAGATATATTGAAAAATCTGTTAATAAGTTTATGAATGATATATTAAAAACACATGACAAAGTTGATTATGTTGTTGCGTCTGATACAGATTCTATTTACTTAACACTAGACAAGTTAGTTGAAAAAGTATGTCAAGGTAAAACAAAAGAACAAATTATAAACTTTATTGACAAAGTTGTTGATAGTAAAATTGAACCGTTTATTGAAAAATGTTTTAACGAAGTTGCTGAATATACAAATGCGTTTCAACAAAAAATGGTAATGAAACGTGAAGTAATCGCAGACAAAGGTATATGGACTGCCAAAAAAAGATATATCTTAAACGTATTAGATGAAGAAGGTATTAGATTAGAAAAACCTAAATTAAAAATTATGGGTATTGAGGCAGTTAAATCATCAACGCCTGAAGTTTGTAGAGGTAAAATTAAAGAATGTATTAATATGATTATGACCAAAGAAGAATCAGATGTACAAAAATTTATTGCTGATTTTAAAAAAGACTTCTTCACAATGAGATCAGAGCAAATATCTTTTCCTAGAAGTTGTAATAATCTAAAAAAATATAGAGATAGTAATAATGTTTTTATTAAAGGCACGCCTATTCATGTTAAAGGTTCTTTGATTTATAATCATAAAATAAAAGATATGAATTTAGATTATAAGTATCCTTATATTAATGATGGTGATAAAATTAAATTTATTAAATTACTAGAGGCAAATCCATTTAAGTTTGATGTAATAAGTTATGTAACTAAATTACCTAGTGAATTTAATTTAGAAAAGTTTATTGACTATGAAACACAATTTGAAAAAACTTTTATTGACCCTATTAGTTTTATATTGAATGCTATAGGTTGGTCGCCTGAACCAAAAGCAACTTTAGAAAGTTTTTTTGAATGAGTTTAATGGAGTTTACATTGATGTTAGGTATCTCATTACATTGGGGTTTTGCCACAGGTGGTATACTAGCTATGAAAACAGATTGGTCAATACCTAGATTTCTTTTAATATGTTTAATGATAAGATACTTTTTATTAAGTTATAATGTTTAATACAACAAAAAAATATGGAGTAATATATGCTGATCCGCCTTGGACATTTAAAACGTATAGTGACAAAGGAAAAGATAGAAGTCCTGAAAAACACTATGATGTGCTTAATCTCACTGACATTATTCGGTTACCTGTGTGTGACCTTGCTAAGAATGATTCAGTCTTATTGATGTGGGTTATTGACCCTTTACTAGACAAAGCATTTGAAGTAATTAAAGGTTGGGGTTTCACTTACAAGACTGTAGGATTTACCTGGGCAAAAACTAATAGAACAAGACCAGGTTATTTTACTGGTTTAGGATACTGGACTAGAGCCAATCCTGAAATGTGTTTACTTGCTACAAAAGGTAAACCTAAAAGACTTGCTAAGAATATACCTCAGTTAGTAGTATCAGAAAGACAAAGACACTCACAAAAACCTTTACTACATAAACAAATAGAAAAATTAGTAGATGGTCCTTACATAGAACTATTTGCTAGACAAAAACCTTATGACAATTGGGATTATTGGGGTAACGAAGTTTGACCTTGACTTTAGCAATATTATGTGTTATATTATGTTATTTACCTGTAATCTTAATGTTACTATTGTGGAACAATGAAGAACGATAATTTATACACTGAATTAATAAATTTTAAAGACGAGAATGGATTACCTGTATGTGATTCTATTCAATTTAAGAGACTTACGGACACTTATACAAAAGAAGTTTTTAGAGAGACTTTATCAGAATATATTGCCACTGAAAAACCTAAATTTCCTCTAAGAACTATAACAAAAGAAAAAGTTAGAGAAGTATTTTATGACTTAATTAACTTTGATACATCAAAGATTTGTACACCTGAAGAACAAAATCAAAATAATGTATTTGAAAAATATGATGATTACAAATACCCATATAGCAAATATGGTTTAGGTTTGATCGAGGCGTCTTCTCAGTTTAACGATATATCAAATGCCTTTCACCAAGATTTAAGATTAGATTGTGGCACATGGCAATTTAAATCACCTAAAGAAACATGGAAAAAAGGCACAGCAAAAGAGATATGGTCAACACTAGGTGGATTATGGCGTGGTGTAAACAGTAGAAAAGATTTATCACCTGAAAGTTATATTGAAGTTATTAGATTAGGTACATATATTGCTACACAATTTAAACCTGTTGTAGCAAAAACTATCTATGATATGACTAACGCAAGATATGTATTAGATACTAGTTGTGGTTGGGGCGATAGACTTGCTGGGTTTTATGCTTCTAACGCTTTCTTTTATGTAGGTTGTGATCCTAATCCTAATACGTTTGAGAGATATAAAGAACAGTGTTTATACTATGAGAAGTTAAATGGTTGTAATGATCCTGAAATATATGAACACGAACACTACTTTAATATATTAGGTAATAAACATGTTAGTATATTTAAAATGGGTTCTGAGGATTTAAATGAAATACAACTAAGTTTAAAAAATGTTACTCGTGGTGATCCTTTGTGTACAGGTAAATTTGATGTGGCATTTACTAGTCCTCCTTATTTCTCTACTGAAAAATATAACGCAGGTTATGATGAAGAAGAAAATCAAAGTTGGTCTAAGTATGATACATATGAAAAGTGGCGTGATAACTTTTATTTAAAAACTGCTGAGATAGTTGACAAATATGCGACATATAATTTTGTAAACATTATGGACCCAATGGTTAAAGGTAAAAGATATAGAAGTGGTGATGAGTTAGTTGATAGATTTAAAGATAAATTTTTAGGTCAAATAGGTATGAAGATTAGACAAAGACCTAAGTCAGACAAACTATTTGAAAGTGAAGAAGAAAAGAAAAAATTTGAATCATCTACTTTCATAGAAAATGTTTGGTGTTTTGGTCCTAAAGATAAGTTAGACTTTTTTAGAAACAGCAGAGTTGCTACATTAGACCAGTTTTTTGAATAAATAGTTATGATGACTATACAACCAAAAGATTACAATTCTAAAAAAGAATATTGGGACTACCAACGAAAGGTAGAATACAATAGAGAACAAATAAACATGATGTCAGAAAGATTTGATGGCAGAGTGTATGGTGATTTCGGTATGGTTAGTGTAGATGAGATTAAAAATAAACTATGGAATAAAATTGATCCTGCTGAGTATGAAGAACCACCTGAAGACTGGATACCAAAAGATCCTAAATATCAGTTGTGGTATGAAGACGGCAAATTAGATGTTAAACAACTATCGCCAACAGCAAGAAAAGTTATATTAAGAGCAAAAAAAGATTATGAAAGAACAAACGAATTGGGAAAAAAGTATTGAATACTTTGGCACCCGAACTTTAGGTTATAGCGAAGTACCAGAATATGTGATGAACTTCTTAAAAGAAGAAGATGAATCTAACAAAATACCTTTTCAAACACAATTAGCAGGTCATATTAAAAAAGAATATGGTTTTAAAAATGTACCTGGTGAAGTGTCAACATGGATTACAAGTCAATCATTAAACTTTTCTAAAATGAATGATATTGTGATTGCTAGAGCAAAACATAATACAGAATTAAGCGAAGTTGTTTTAGATAAATTATGGATTAATTATCAAAAGAAACATGAGTTTAATCCTTTTCATAAACATACAGGTTTTATATCATTTATAATATTTGTAAAAATACCATACGATTTAGAAGAAGAATTAAAAGTATTTCCAGAAATGAATAAACAAGGTGATTTTAATGTAAATTCTACATCTAAACTTTGTTTTTTAAATACAGATTTATTAGGTGAACCTATGTTTGATTCGATACCAGTTGATAAAAGTTTTGAAGGTAAAATGCTTATGTTCTCTGCTAGTCAATATCACGCTGTTTACCCTTTCTATACTAGTGATGAAGAACGAATTACAGTGTCAGGTAATCTAAAATTTAAGACTAACCTTGACTAAATAGATGAGATATGTTATATTAATGAGATTAAATTATAGGAGTTTGATATGAGCAATTTTTTAAAAGATATAATAAAAGAAACAGGCAATGAATACGCTACAATCGTAGCAGACGGTGTTGATTCAGCAGACGTAACAAGTTTTATAGACACAGGCTCTTATTCATTTAATGCTTTATTATCAGGTAGTATCTACGGTGGTATGCCTGGAAACAAAATTACAGCAATCGCAGGTGAGGCTGCTACAGGTAAAACATTTTTTGCCTTAGGTATTTGTAAACATTTTTTAGATACAGATAAAGACGCAGGTGTAATTTACTTTGAGTCAGAAAGTGCTATCTCAAAAGAAATGATTGAGAGTAGAGGTGTTGATTCAGGTAGAATGGTTATTGTGCCTGTTGCTACAGTACAAGAATTTAGAAGTCAATCAATTAAAATTATTGACAAATATTTAGAACAACCAGAAGATAAAAGAAAACCTTTAATGTTTGTATTAGACAGTTTAGGTATGTTGTCTACTACAAAAGAAATGGAAGACACAGCTGCTGGTAAAGAAACAAGAGATATGACTAGATCACAAATAGTCAAATCTACGTTTAGAGTTTTAACACTTAAATTAGGTAAAGCAAATATACCTATGATTATGACGAACCACACTTATGACGTGATAGGTTCTATGTTTCCACAAAAAGAAATGGGCGGTGGTTCAGGTTTGAAATATGCCGCTTCATCAATCATCTATCTAGGCAAAAGAAAAGAAAAAGAAGGCACAGAGGTAGTTGGTAATATTATTCATTGTAAAAATTATAAATCAAGGTTAACAAAAGAGAACGCACAAATTGATGTCAAACTAACTTACAAACAAGGATTAGACAAGTATTACGGTTTGTTAGAACTTGGCGAACAAGCAGGTGTATTTAAGAAAGTATCTACAAGATATGAAATGCCTGATGGTTCTAAAGTATTTGGTAAAAACATCAATGACGATCCAGAAAAATATTTTACAAAAGAAGTATTAGACAAGATTGATGAATATGCCAAAAGAAAATTCACCTACGGACAAGACGAAGAATAGTAAATACGTTTTTGCTCAGAGACAAGGAGACGACTTTAGTTGTATAAAACTAACTGAAGGTAAATTTAAAAACGTTATATACAAATATAATCACGTCAAATTTTCTCAAACAGAGAACGCTGAAGGTCAAATACCTTTAAAATTTACATTTGATATTCTAGCAAATCCTAACAAAGCCAGCATTGACACCGAAGAATTTAAAGTGTATATTGGCGATATATTAATCGAACTAGTAGAGAAACAATTACAAGATGGCACCATTGTCTTTGAATAATAACGAAAGAATAGAAATAACTATATTGAGAAATTTAGTCTTCAATGAAGACTTTACTCGTAAAGCATTACCTTTTATTAAATCTCATTATTTTAATAAAAAAGAAGAACAGTTTTTATTTGAACAAATCAATAAGTTTGTTACTGATTATAAAAATCTACCTACAAAAGAAGCAATCTCAATAGAACTAAATCAAAGAAAAGATATTAACGAAGAGCAATTAAAGTCTGTAAAAGAAGTATTATCTAATTTAACACATGAAGAAGTTGAACAACAGTGGTTGTTAGATACAACAGAAAAGTTTTGTAAAGACCGTGCCGTACATAATGCTGTATTAGATGGCATAAAGATATTAGATAATAAAGATAAGAAAAGAACACCAGAGGCAATACCTCATATTTTATCTGAAGCATTAGCCGT